CGAGAATTTTTCAAGCACAACAACATTGTCGTCGGTATCATTAAAATCTCTAACGATTAAATCAAATTCACCTGTTTCAATATTAATGTTTAATATTGAAACCTTTACTTCGAAATTTGCACTATCACCATCTGAAATGGTAATTATATCAAATAAATCAACAACTTCACCACCACGAACCTCGGAAACTATTGTTGGAGACACCGGTGTTTTCCATTCGGTTCGAAAATTAAGTAATTCTTCTTCGTATACTTCTGTTAAACTTAAACCTCTAATAAATCCTTGTTTATACGCCTCCAAAAGATAATTAGGGTACGATTCAAAAACATAAATAGGAACATCTCCTTTTAATCTATCGTAAACATCTGTACCAAATACTTTGGTTACGTATTTTGATGATGTAATATCCATACTACATGTAAAAGATTTCGCTCCACTTGTTGTACCTGTTACGTTTACGGTAAACTCGGATAGAGGATTTGATGTTAAACCAGTACCACTAATATCAAAATTAGCATCTGTGGTAACTTCAAGATTTAATGTTTGACCAACATATGAACCTCTTGGTCTAAAAGATAATATTACTTTTCCATCATAATCACTATTTAAAGTTGCGTTATATGTATATCTTGTGACATCAAATACAGAGGTACCACTATTGTAAACAAATAAATAAGAATATACTTCAGTACTACCCGAATTTACTAAAACATTATACCATTCTTTGTTGTTGTTGTTGTTTGCGTTATCTAATCCAGTCAAAGGAGAAACCTCTTCTAATGAAGTGGTTAAACCAGTGATACTCGGTTCAGGGACCCAACCCATAACAAACCATTGACCATGATTGGATGATGTATTACCACTAAAATTAGAAACAATATAGTCAGTTATGTAATTACCATCTACGGATATTTTATCGGACAATTCTGAATATATTGTACTACCTGTAATCGTTGTTGTAGTTGCCGACATGGTTATACCACTCGTTGTCCCACTTAATGAACCTAAAGTAATACCACCAATAGTTTGAATACCAAAACTTTTATTTGGTCTGTAACCAGTTAAACCTAATATTCTTGTAACAAATAATTGATTAGATTCTTCTAAATATGATTTAGCGAAATAAGGTAATTCAAATTTAGGATTACCATTCCCATCTTTTAGTGGTGAAGTTGTTCCAAAATAGGACTTAAACTCGTCGAAATCAGTTATTAAAATAGGTTCAAAAGCGGGACCTTTTAAAGTTTCACCCACTAAACCAAGTGTACTTACACCCACGCTTTGAGCCACAAAAGTTAAATCTTTTTCTGATGTATAGACACCAGGAGATACAAAAACTCTATTTGAATTTGCCATTTTTATTTTGTTTGGTTATAAATTTTTATTTCTTTTTATAATAAATATTATCACATCTACCAAAGATTCCCTTTATTTTATAAAAAAAAATACTTATAAATATAAATTTATCTTTTTTTATCTATATTTATCTTTATGAGTAACAGTGAGTTTAAAAACATAAAAATAAGTGAATACCATCACAAAATCCTTAAAGAATATTGTGAAATCAACGGATTAAAAATTCACAAAGTTATTCAAAAGAGTATAGAGGATATCTGTAAACCTAACACAAAACAAATACCTCAACAAAAAAAAGACATTTACGGAGACTAAGTTATTTCATATGAATATGAATACTTCGATTTACCAATTGAATTAATAGTGACTCCTGAAAACGTGTTGTTACCTGTTATATTTGTGTAGTCCTCATTAATACTATATTGTGTTGTTCCTGATGTTTGATTAGTATCAACAAACAATCTTACTGTTTGATTTATTGAATTCCCTGTTATTGTTTCAATGACATCATTAAAAACAATTTCTATTGTTTTATCCACTTTATATTGAGAAGTTGCTGTATATGTTGCGATAATTGAACCATTACTATATGAGGAATTCAAAGTGATTAAATTACCTTTATTACTACTCTTTAGTTTTCTACTTTCAACTTCAGTCATCAATATTGCTCTCGATATTGCGGGTTTAACTTCAAATTCTTCCTCATCTATTAAAAACCCTAACATTGTAAATGAATAATTTTGAACATAAAATCTTCTACCATCCATATTTTCAGACACACTATTATCATTTTCAATTCTTTCTAAAATAATTGGAATATAGTGTCCTTTAACTTTCGTATATGCCTGTCTTGAAGAAAATTTTTGTAAAACTTTTTTGTTGAATGTGTTTATATCTCTAAATTTTGTACATACAATTGTAACCTCAAATCCAATATCAACAGGAACTGGTTGTGGTATTTTATAAACATCAGCACCCATTTGGTTTCCGTCCCAAGTTGGAACCGATGCATAAAAAAAATCACGTCTATCGGGTATTGTCCTTTGAATTGAAGGATTTGTTCCCAATTGAACGTCTGGTTTTCTAATCACCGCAATAAAAGGTAATTTCATATTACCATCCTCATCTGAAAAATTCCAATTATTTTTAAATTCTGACCATCTTTGAATTGTAAGTATTTTTGGTATAACCGGTAATTCTTCCCCGTCTGAAACTATTTTGAAATTTTCTTTAACAAATTCTAACATCCCCAAATCCATATCATCATGCATGATTGAATCAGGTAAAAAAGTGTCCGATTTTGTTATTTCTTCTAACAATTCTTTTCTTCTACCAATAACGGAATTATCGGTGTTTTGACTAACACCAAAAACTTTTATATCTGTTTTTCTTTTAGGTAATCCCATAATTAAACTCCTCTAAATTCAAATTCTTGAGCTGGTGCACAAGCAATTGTTCTATAGTATGGTTTAAAACCAAACATATTATGTTTATTGTCTGAAACAATTTTCCCGTCATTTGTAACAGTATAGTATCTAATTTTTTCTTCAGATTCAGGATAACCAATAAAGTCACCATATTTGATATCTATCCTCATTTCTTCTAAATGTTTTAAATAGACAGATACTGACATATTTCCCGGTTCTAAATATCTGTTTACTCCTTTTGTATAACTATTGTTTTTTGGTTCTTCTATTTTTACCAAACCATAAAACTCAACAGGGGGGTAAAATTTAATACCATCTTTACCAACCTCACCATACACATTATCGGTATCGGTTTTTTGTCTGTCAACTCTAAAAAGAACTAACTTCATACCTAAATCACCATGTAAATACTCTTCACCTAATTGAACATTTAAATCCATATCTGTTTGAGAAAAGAATTTTGAAATTCTTGTTATTGGTAATTTGTTTTTCATATATAATAAATAGTTTATATTGTCAATCTTATTCATTATTATTTATAAAGCATGCTTGATAAAGTACCGGAAATAGTTGCAAAGAATATTTTAGAGACCTACGAAGGTTATAACAATCAATTGATTGATTGGAAAAAAAAATTTGAAACAAATAAAAGTTTTAAATTAACAAGACCACAATCTGAATATGTTATTAAATATCATGAGGTTATCCCTAAAATTGCAAGAAAGGATATTACAATCGTTGAAAATTTTGGAGAAAAATTAAAAGAAACAAAAGAATTGAATTTTGTTCCCGAAAAAATATGGTGTGAAAAATTGTTATGTGAAACGGATAAAGCATATCACATATGGGGTAAAATTTTTGAACATGAAAAAAACCACGCGTTTTGGATTCCAAAATCCGCAATCATACAAGAAGAAAAAAAATTAAATAGAGAAATTGATTATTCCCCATATGACAATAGACCACCATTGCCACATCAAAAAATTGCAATTGAAAAATTATTAGCTAATGATAGATTTATTTTAGCGGACGATATGGGACTCGGGAAATCGACATCAACAATCATTGCATCATTAGAAAGTGAATCAAAAAAAATTCTAATTATATGTCCGGCGTCTTTAAAAATAAATTGGCAAAGAGAAATTGAAATTTATTCAAACAAAAAAACTCTAATTGTGGAAGGGGGTAAATGGGGTTCAACATTTGATTTTTACATAATAAATTATGATATCATAAAAAATTATCACACAATTGGTGAACCTGAAATTGGTGAAGAAAAAAATACTCAAATATCAGACACTAAATTTGATTTAGCTATTGTGGATGAGGCCCATTATATTTCTAATACGACCGCACAAAGGACAAAATTAATAAATGATATATTATCAAGAATACCCAAAGTATGGTTACTCACTGGTACACCAATGACATCAAGACCAATAAATTATTTTAATTTATTAAAAATTGTAAATTCCAACGTTACTTTAGATTGGTCGGCATATGTTAGAAGATATTGCGGTGGGTATCAATTTACTGTAAATGGAAGAAAAATTTGGAATACAGGTGGGGCAACAAATTTAGAAGAACTGAAAACAAAAACAAAAAACACCATTTTACGAAGATTAAAAACAGATATATTGGATTTACCTGATAAAATTATTAGTCCAATATTTTTAACTTTATCAAGTACAGAATACGATAGTGGATTAGAAGAATTTATTCAAATTGCACAAGAAAATAAAAACAAAGAATCGTTATCTATTACAATTAATAGATTAATGAAAATTAGGAAAATAATATCAGAACAAAAAGTAGATTATACTTGTGAGATAATTGATAGGTGTTTGGAACAAGGAAAAAAAATAATTGTTTTTACTAATTTTACAATGTCTTTGGATATGTTACATGAAAAATATAAAAAAAATTCAGTTGTTTTAGATGGTAGAATGTCTAAAGAAAAAAGACAAAAATCGGTTGACAGATTTCAGACTGAAGATAAAATAAAAATCTTCATATCAAACATTGTTGCTGGTGGTGTTGGTATTACATTAACCGAAGCGGAAGTTGTAATCATGAATGATTTATCATTTGTGCCCGCTCACCATAGTCAAGCAGAAGATAGGGCCTTTAGATATGGTCAGAAAAAAAACGTAGTTGTCTACTACCCAATTTTTGAAAATACAATAGAAAAAATTGTTTACAATATATTACAGAAAAAGAAAAATATAATTGACCAAGTTTTGGGTGATGGTGAATTTAGTGAAAATTTTGCACAATCACTCCTTAAACAAATTTTCTAAATCTTTTTTAATTTTTTCTTTTTCATTATTATCTGTTATGTGTTTTTCAATTATTTTGTTCCAAACATCATAAATTATTTTTGGTTTAAATTCATCATCGTTTTTTGATAAAACAGCAATGATTTTATTATCTCTATAATCGTATTTTATTTTACTTTTTTCATTAATTTCTAAAGTAAAATCGATATTTTTTTTTGTACAAAAAACAAAAAATTCGTAAAATATTTTAGAATTAAATATATTATTGTTTTTGTTAGACATAGTGTACTGAATATACAAGTATTTATATTAAAAGTAAATTCATGAGTACAACTATAATTTCAAATACCGAAAAACAAAAACTTTATACTCAAGTTTTTCATTTATTAGGTTTACCTGTTAGGGGTGTCGAATTAACCGAAGAACAAATGGACACCTTCTTAGAACTATCGGTATCTGAATATGAACAATATGTTAATGATTGGTTAATTGAATCCCAATGGTCCGCATTGGTTGGATTGGATGTCGATACACAATCATTAACAAGAGCGTTTACAACAAGAAGTTTAGATTATGAAACACAATATAGCCACTCATATTCTAAGATTGTTGGATTACAGGCCGGTGGTGATAGTGAATTAAAAAAAGACTACATAACATTGTCAGCCAATACTCAAACGTATGTGATTCCTGCTGGTAGAGAAATAAATGAATTATTATGGTTTACAAGAGCAGAACTAACTGACTCCATTGTTGACCCATTTTTGGGTGGATTTGGTGGGTTAGGTGGTGTCGCGTTTGGTGGTGTTGGTGGTTTTGCTCAACAAGGCGCGTCGGGGTCATATTTTTTATTACCCGCATACGACCTTTTATTGAGAATGCAAGACAGAAATATAAAAAACAGACTCATAGGTGGTGAACTAACATATCGAATAACGGCGGGTCCAAATGGTACCAAAATAGTTCATTTATCAAAT